TGAGGGGGGCGAGGGGGAGTCGGGATCAGGGGCGGGGTCGGGGTCAGGCGATGCCGCGGCTCCGCCGCAGGCGGAAGAGAATACCCTGTTGGACCTACAGGAGAAATATGGCGAGGATAAACCGCCAGAAACTGTGCCGGTCATACAGAATCTGGATAATGAACCCGTTGTAACGCGTTTGACGTTCAACGATATCGACCGTGTTTTGAATGGGGAGGATAAAGTGGAAGAAGTCGTCGCACCCAAATCGATTGAGCGGTTGGAAGAAATCAGCACGGCGCGTGCGATTCAGAGAAAACTGGAGGAGGAAGAGGTGGATGAAGACCGGATACAGATACATACCGATTCGATTGATTTAGGTAGTCTGGGAATTATGGATTTAGCTGGTGGCGATGGGTCAAAAGAGGACTTGTTGGGGGATATTATGGTTTTGTAGGTGGGGGTCTTGGAGAGTAAAATATATGTATCTATATAATACATATATGACAGAATCAAAGAACGAAGAATTATATTTGATTCAATTCCGAACTACGAGAGAAAATGAGTTTTATTACCGGTTTATTCAATTTGTAGGAGACGATGTTTTTATTGTGCGTGATAATAAGGCGAATGTATTTTCAAATACAGTAGTTGAATCACACGGTAATAAAGATATTCAATTTGATATGGGTAAACATGCTGCAACTCAATTTAAAAAAATATACGAGCAACAAGTATCACAGTTGGGTAATATACACGGTTATATAAAGGACTACGTTACAAACGCAACGAAACCGGATGACCATTCTGGCGATGAAGAATATGCAAAAATGCACGGTTTAAAATATATAAAAGATGACGTCGAACAAGAAGACAACGTCGAGCAACCACCTGACTATAGTGATGATGATCAAAAAGGAAGAGGAGGGGCCAATAAAATTATGGGTGGTAGAGATTGGAAAATAAAAGATTTTCCATTCACCGTTTCATATGGAACCCAACTTACATCTAAAGATATAAGACACATTTTAACCGATTTCGGAGAAGAAACTACAGATCCCGTCATAAAGGGAATCATTAATAGTCTTGCACAGAAAAGTGTATTGCAAAAACTCAAACGTATCATACAGTATTATTCTTTGGACAAAAAAGATATCAAACCATACGATAGCGAAAAACCGTTATTTACCTTTTTTGGAAAAGTCTTGAAAGAAAAAAGCAAGGGGGTTTTTGGATTCGGCGGAAACAATATATCCAGTTTCAAGATTTACAAACTAACTGTCCCAAATCTGGAAACCGAAATCGACGTAAGCAAATTCGCCACAAAAAAGGAAATCGAAAAATTAGAACAACAATACGGCCAAAAAATTACATTATTGAATATCCGTATTCAAACCATTATTAGACATTTTACTGAAACATCAGGACCACTATTTACATTCGAAGGTCTCGATGACGAAAATAGAGGAGATGATAAAAAAGACGATACCTATAAAGTCCAAGACATCAATAACGAAGATGAAATATATATAATCGAAGAAGACGGAGAAACCAAAATACGAATAAATGACCGCGTGTATGCCACGGTAAAGGACGGAAACAAATTCAAAATACCCGGATTAACTGTACCAGGCACAAATGGAGAAAAATCCGAAATACTCGATTTGAATGATTATCAAAAAGATACACATCATCCAACCATAACACGATACATAAAAAAATCAACAAAGGGAGGTAAATCTCGCCGTCATCGAAAAGGCGGGAAACGCAGAACCCGTCGTTTCCGTAAACGTGCGTAAAAAAACACATACAATAATCACTCTATAATATTATACACTAACACCCCCACTACAATGGAACAGTTTTTAATTCCCGCAATCATTGCCACGGCCCTGTTTTCGATGTTCAAATTCCTCGAAATGAAATATTTAGACAAACAGATGAAACCGCTTAAAAACGTCATACGCGATGCCTTAATGGTTTTCATAGCGTCATTCGTAGGCGCATATGCATTCTCGCTCTTCGGCGGGTCTGTCCAAGAGTTTTTCAATATTGTCACAGAGAACAAGACGCTCAATGCGGCAGCAACACAAGTATTTACAGACGTGCCCGGGTTTTAAAAAAATAAGACATTTGTATCGTCATACAGAATAATGATTCTATATGACCACAACGCACAAAAATACCCTGTAGGACAAACACACACACATTACATAACCACACAATGACACCCAATACCTCTGACACCCCCCTCAAAATACCCTGTTGGACATCCCGCGCCCCCATCCACCGCGATTCAGTTGGACGTATCGGACGCACCCGCATAACTCGGCAACGCGTCAATATCCAATATTTCGGCATCAGCATCCACTATCCGTGTCTGAAACTGCGCAAAATAGGGGAACGCCAATTGTGCCTCCGGTGTATGCCGATGGACCGTCCGGGCAATCATTTTATACAATTTGAAATTGGGATACCGTTCCTCACCCGTCTTTTTATACAGCACATTTTTCCCATTATCATCCTCGCACCATCGCAGAATGGTCGCTTGCAAATCATCTGTAGGACCGTCGTTGTCATTGTCGCGTATCAAGAAATCATAAATGGAACATCCCAAACGGCACAAATCGAAACTCATATTGGGGTCTAACCGCGGTTTCTTTTTATTGAAAAAGGGTTCGCAATTGTATTGGGTCGATGCATCCCCGTCTTGGGCAAAACTGTCGCTACAGAAGACTTTGCCACGGTATTTGTAAATCGCGCGTCCGAAATCGATGATTTTGTAGATTTTGCCGTAGGTGGGGACTTTGTATATATTGCCTTCGTATTGGTAATACAGGAATGGTTCATCGGTGGATACATACATAATATTGTTTGTATGAAGATCGTTGTGTGTCATAGAGAACATTTTTTGGTAGACAATCAGAGACATGATGACTTGCATAAAAACACTGGCCGCATTTTCGGGGTTGATGACTTTGCGAATAAAGAGTTCGTCCAGGGTTCCTTCGCATTTCTCGAGACAAATCATTTGGACGGGGAAATTTTTGATGTAGGCATAGAGGGATTCTTCTTCGAGGTCGTTCTCGTCGTCGTCTTGGTCCTCGTCCTCATCCGTATCCGTATCCGTATCCATATCTTTGAAATCGGAATCGTGTTCAGAGCCGGAACCTGAGCCTTCGTCCAATTCGCTACCTTCGTTGTCCCCATCTTCGTCCGTGCTATAATTGATATCGCTGTTGTTTGACGAATTGTCTGAATCCTCACCCTCGCCCTCGGCCCCCTCGCCATCCTCATCCGCCGAATTCGCACCCGAACGACTGTGTTTGTCATAGACATTCTCGAGTTCGTCCAACACAAGATCCTCTGTAGGACAAGATTCAGAGATACCGGCGACCCCCTCTATCTCGACCACCACATCCTCGAAATCCAACAGGATATCGGCGTCGTCGCCTTCCAGCGCACTAATTTGCAATTTGTGTTTGTTGCCACGCGAACCGTAATTGTTCGGGAAATGGGTCGCATCGATGTCATACAGGATTCCTTTGTTATCCGTGAAAAACCGCGACTGGTTCAAATAATCGACGTCTTCCACAATATCGATCTTGTAATTTTCCTGTATGCCCAAATAGGACCCGTAATAATTAATACCGTGTTTGACACCGTGGACATTCAACACCTGGCTGCTCAAATAACAAAAGAAATTGTCAATGTAGGACGCGTTATTGGGTTTTGTCAGTTTGTCGATGGACGTCTCTTTGGAATCGTATTTAGGCAAAGTCCGGACACGGGCGTCTTTCACATCGTATTTCCCGATCAAATAGCGTATTGGGTCTAACAGGGGCGAGAATTTGAAATGGACAGGGACGGCTTTCTCTTCTTTGGTGGCTATATGGATGACACGGTTGGAATTCACGGCGTGATATGGATGATTCAGTGAAATGGAGTTGTAATTGTCTCCGGTGAGCACGAAAAAGTCGTCATACAGTGGATTGTATTGCTGGAGTTGGTCGATGCCGATGGTTTTGCAATCTTCGACTAAAGGCTCTAAATCTTTCGGGGTCTTTTTACAATAGTCGATTTTGAATTTAGGACTTGCGGCGGTGGATGTCATACAGGTAATTGCTGGGGTTAATATAATAGACAAATAACATAATATTCGGGACGGTTGAACGTGTCTATGTCACGGGGCGTGTCCGTATGACAGAAATAACCTGTAGGACAATACGACAGAAATAACCTGTAGGACAATACACATAGGTCTATTTAGGAGGGAGGGAAGGCTGGGCACGTAGGTGGGTGGGGTCTCTGACCCCGTCCCGTCCTGAGTTTATTAGTATTATATTTAATCGGATTTAAATATAATATAATTTCACAACACAAATGACTTTAGAACTAAAAAAATTCGATATGCGTTCCATCACGTTTCGCCCCGATGAAAACAAGGGTCCCGTCATCGTAATGATTGGCCGTCGTGATACAGGTAAATCGTATTTGGTGCGCGACTTATTGTTCCACCACCAAGATGTCCCCATAGGAACGGTCATTTCCGGAACAGAAGCCGGTAACGGATTTTACGCCAAACATGTGCCCAAACTCTTTATCCACGAAGAATACAATTCGATTCTCATTGAAAACATCCTGCGACGGCAGAAAACGGTATTGAAACAGGTGAACCAGGAAATGGAACAGTTCCGGAAATCGAGCATCGATCCACGTGCGTTTGTCATACTCGACGATTGCCTGTATGACCAAACGTGGACCAAAGACAAGCTGATGCGAATGCTTTTTATGAATGGGCGACATTGGAAAGTCATGCTCATAATTACGATGCAATATCCTCTGGGTATTCCGCCGAATCTACGCACAAATATCGATTACGTCTTTATATTACGCGAACCCTATATGACCAACCGCAAACGTATTTGGGAGAATTACGCGTCGATGTTTCCGACATTCGAGAGTTTCAATTCGGTGATGGACCAGACGACAGAGAATTTCGAGTGTTTGGTCATAAACAATAATTCGAAATCGAACAAGCTGAACGACCAGATCTTTTGGTATAAAGCGGAACAACGCCCCGATTTCCGTCTGGGATCCAAAGAATTCTGGGAGATTTCGAAAAGTATGGCAGATGATGACGACGATGATGCATATGACCCTAATAAAGGCCGGAAAAAAACACAACAGATCAACGTCAAAAAGACCAAGTGGTAGTTAGTTATGAATGGTTTTTATGAAATATTACGATATGTCATAAAGTATTATTTTTGATTTGTCCTACAGGGTTATTTTGTGTGTCTATGTGTTGCTCTAGATATCGAACGATAACTTGGTCTCGTCGTCGGCGGCGGTCTCCGCAACGGATGCATTTCCCAAAATCGTCTTTGTGATTTCCAGATTGGCCTCCGTCGTATCCTTTTCCGCGACCTCGCGACTCTCGAAATCGACCGTTTCTTTGACACCCACCAGATTTCCCTCTTCATCGATGGTCTGGGTCAACACATTCCCCGATTTCTTGGCATTGGCAATGTTCTCCTCAATCGCCTTCTTTTTCGCCTCGCGAACACGCGCATCAAACTCCTCTTTTGCCTTGATCTCGTTCTTGATCTTCTCGTTGTGTAACTGGTTGAGCTCCTCCTCCATAAACTCGACGCGTCCCGTTTT